CATTGTTATCTGCCCAGCGTCAGGACTTAGCTAGAGATGCCGTTGCCGCTGAGTGTACGCACACATTATGGCTAGATAGCGACATGAGATTCCCAAAGGATTCCATTATTCGTTTATTGAAGCATGACACAGGAATTGTCTGTGGAAACTATGCTAAACGTAGATTCCCTACAGAGCCTATTGCGGTAAAGAAAAATACCCCAGATATGGATGCAACATTTGTCAATCGGGTATATACTGAGGACGAATCAACTGGACTTGTTGAAGTAGACTACTGCGGGATGGGCGTAATGCTTGTCAAATCCGAAGTCTATAAGTCTATGGAATATCCTTGGTTTGCTATACCTTGGGTTCCCGCCGCTGAAGACTATATTGGCGAAGACGTTTGGTTTTGCCGTAGAGCGGCTCAAAACGGACACAAAACTTATGTTGACCAAGATCTTTCAAAGCAGATCTTTCACATTGGCACATTTGAATATAAACATGAGCATACATTAGCGTGTAGGGATGTAGAAAATGGCACTTGATACATTTAGTGGATTAAAAACAACCATTGCCGATTATTTAAATCGGGATGATCTTACGTCTATCATTCCATCGTTTATCACGTTGGCAGAGGCTAAATTTAATCGTAAGTTACGTACTCGCCAAATGGTTAAACGTGCCACTGCAACTATTGACACGCAATACTTCGCCTTCCCGTCAGACTGGCTACAGGCTAAAGAGTTTATTTTAAACACAAATCCAATCACTTACATGGAATATGTAACTGATAAACAAGCAAATGAATTGCGTCAAGATTCAATAGTTGGTGTTGGTAAACCAACTTATTACACTATTGTCGGTACTCAGATAGAAGTTATTGCAACTCCAGATACTGGATATACGGGTGAGTTAACCTATTATGGTAAAATTCCTGCGTTGAGTGATTCAAACACAAGCAACTGGCTTCTTTCTTATGCCCCAGACTTGTACTTATATGGTGCATTGCTTGAGGCAAGCCCATATTTAAAAGATGATGAGCGTCTTGCTGTATGGGGTCAAATGTACATTTCCTCCATTAGCGACATAGAAATTGCAGATCAAAGGGCGTCTGTTTCTTCTACTCCTATTGTTCGCGCCCGTTCTTTGGGGTAAAAAATGTCATCTTTCAGCGACTATACAGAAAATCTTGTACTGACGTACTTGTTTACAACTGGTTCGGCAACACGCCCTACTGCTTGGTATGTTGGTTTATACACTGCCGCTCCTAGTGATGCGGGAGGTGGTACTGAAGTTACTGGTAATGGTTACGCAAGGGTTGTCACTGGAACTATCTCTGGTTCTGGTACTGCTACTACTTTTACAAATGCCGCCGCAATTGAGTTTGCCGCCGCTTCTGGTGGTAATTGGGGTACTGTTGGCTGGGCTGGTATTTTTGATGCAAGCACTGGTGGCAATCTGTTGGCCTGGGCGCCATTGACTACATCACGAATCATTAACGATGGCGATGTATTTAGAATTCCCGCTTCTAGCTTGACTATTACGTTGACGTAATATGGCCGCCTATGGTTCTGGCTATTATGGTGGAGGGAACTACTCCTATGGCGTAAGTCTAGGGGCTTTTTCTATTACCGATGCCAGTTCTATAGCTGTAGCGGCTAAACGCGTCTGTATAGGCGCTGTAGCCGTTTCTGATGCTAGTTCTGTATCTATTACTGCCAGAACTGTTAAGAGTGCTAGTTTCGCAATTAGCTCTTCTAGTTCTGTAAGCGTATCTGCAAGAAGAGTAGCTATTGGCGCTGAAGTTATATCTAGCTCTAGTTCAGTTTCTGCTTCTGCTATAAGGGTTGCAAGGGGTGCGGCAAGTATCTCTAGCTCTAGCAGTATGTCTGTTGCGGCTAGGCGTGTTGCTATTGGAGCGTTGGCGGCAAATGATGCAAGCACATTAGTTGTTAACGGGGTTAGGGTTGCTTTTGCGTCAATGACTGTGGCTGATGCTTCTGTCATTGTTTTTGGTTCTCAAGTTATTGCTAATTCTGGGTTGCCTATTGTTGCATCTAGCAGTTTGGTGATTAACAGCGAAAGAAGGCAGACTTCTGGATTAAATATTGTTTGTATATCAAGAATAAATGTTTCTGGTAATTTAAAATGGTTACCAGAAAGCGATATATCTGAAAGTTGGACAGCAGTTTCTGATACTGGTGAGACTTGGACTTCAATTACAGATGAGTCTGAAACATGGACTGCAATTAGCGATACAAGTGAATCTTGGACTGCAATTGCGGATAATAGTGAATCTTGGCAAGTTGCCGCATGAGGTGAAAAATGGCTGATACTACAACAACAAACCTAGCACTAACTAAACCTGAAGTTGGTGCATCTACCGACACATGGGGTACTAAGATCAATACTGACTTAGATACTATTGATGCATTGTTTGATACTGGTCCTTTGCTCAAAGTAACTAAGGGTGGTACTGGTGTTAGCACAAAAACTGGCACTGGTAGTGTCGTTTTATCAACAAGCCCAACACTTGTCACTCCTTTGCTTGGAACACCAACATCAGGTGTAGCAACAAACTTAACAGGCTTGCCATTAACAACTGGTGTTACAGGAACACTGCCTACTGCTAATGGCGGCACAGGACTTACATCCTTTACTGCTAACGGAGTTGTTTACGCATCTTCATCAAGTGCGCTTGCTACAGGTTCTGCGCTTACTTTTGATGGAAATTCACTTGCTGTTAACTCCGGCGCTACTGCATTAAGCACAAACTTTAACTCTAGTAATGCTAACGGTCTTTATGTCCGTTTTCAAAACAGTGGCACATCAATTGGGGATATTGGGGCTGGCGCACAGGTATTTTCTAGCGGCACAGCAGGAGATTTTGGAGTAAGTTCACGAGCAGGTTCATTAGTATTTGGACAAAGCAATACAGAAGGTATGCGCCTAACCAGCACAGGTCTGGGTATTGGTACAAGTAGTCCTGCATCAAAACTTCATTTATCTTCTTCTGCAAGCACTGCTCAAACAATTACAGCGGTTGGTACAACGGCATATGCAAGCATTTCTTTAAATAACACCACAACTGGGTATGGATATGACATAGGTTTTGGTGGTAGCGCATCAGTAGCACCAAACAGTTTTTATGTATATGGTGGAAGTAGCGCAAGCGTAAAAATGCAAATTGACTCCTCAGGCAATCTAGGCTTGGGAGTTACTCCTAGTGCTTGGGGTAGTGGTTTTAAGGCCTTTCAAATTGGCGCAAGAGGTTCTGTATACTCAGGCTCTGACTCATCAATGCGTTTGGCATATAACGCTTATTACGATGGAACAGGATACAAGCGTATTGCCGCAAGTTCTGCATCTCAATGGATTGCTGATACCGATGGCTCTTTTGCATGGTTTCAAGCGGGTTCTAGCACAGCAGGAAGCGCCATTACCTTTACTCAGGCAATGACTCTGGATGCTAGTGGGAATTTGCTTCTCGGTACGACTTCATCATCCTCTCAATCAGGCACATTTGGACAGTCAATTAGAGGAAGCAGTCCCGGCTTAACTCTTGTTGGTACAGAAGCAAGCGCAAGAATTTATACCATCTATGAAGGTGGTGGTGCGCTGTCTTTCTTTGACGGCACAGCTGGCTCAGAACGCGCCCGTATAGACTCAAGCGGTAACTTGCTTTTGGGTTCAACAAGTAGCCCCGCAACTGTTTGGTCAGGTAGCCGAACCTTTTACTATGCTAAGGGAAACACAGCAGGAAATGGTGGCGAAGTAATTGTTGAGAGCTACAACGGCAACCAACAAGCATCGTTCTTTGCATCAGCAATAACCGCTGAGTTTGGTCTTTGGTCAACAAAAGCAAGTGCTATTTTGTTTGGCAATAACAACGCAGAACGTGCCCGTATAACGTCAGCAGGCGACTTCGTTGTGGGCGCAACAAGTGCAAACCTTTCCTCTGCAAGCCGTGGTGTTATTGAAGTCAACGGAACAAGCACCGCTTATATCGGTCTTGATACAGGCAATACAACTCGTGGTACTTTATACACTAATGGCTCAATGGTTGGTCTGGCAAGTCTCGCAACTATTCCACTTACATTTGGAACTACCGCTGGAACGGAATATGGTAGGTTTGATACAAGCGGTCGCTTGTTGGTAAATTCAACATCGGCTCAAGGAGCACCATATCGAGTTGACATCGGTTCTGGTTCTACAACAGGCAATAGTCTTATTTTAAAGAACAATGGCTCAGAAGCGTTACAGGTAACTTTAGCTGGTACTGGTTTGACCACTGTTGGTATTGGTAACACAACTGGTTCTAGAATTTATGTTTATAGCAATGTAGATACTGCAACTGGTCAATACATGACAAGCGGTGGAACATCATGGAACGCAACTTCTGATGAGCGACTAAAAGAAAACTTAGTTGAGATTCCAAACGCTATTGAAAAAGTCAGCACTTTGCGGGCTGTTATTGGTAACTACATTGCTGATGAAGCTAAAAAACCAACACCATTCTTGATTGCACAAGATGTGCAAACAGTATTCCCTGAAGCTGTTGATGCATCAGGCCCTGACACACTAGGTTTGTCTTACACAGGAATGATTCCGCTTTTGGTAGCCGCAATCAAAGAACAACAAGCAATCATTGAATCTCTCAAGGCACGTTTGGATGCCGCAAATCTTTAAAGGAAAATTATGACTACAACTTGGAAAATCTCAACCCTTGATCGTGACGTAGCTACAGGCTTTGTCACCACAGCCCATTGGACAGCAACAGCAGTAGATGGAGAACACTCTGCCTCTGCCTACGCAACAGTCTCATGGCCTGAAGGCACTCCCGCCATTCCCTACGCAAACCTGACAGAAGCTACTGTTTTGGAATGGGTGTGGAACGCTGTTGACAAGTCAGCTACAGAGGCTTCTTTGGCGGCTCAGATTGCTTTGCTGAAGAATCCTGTAAGCGCAACTGGCACACCTTGGGGTCAAGCATGAAACTTGAATTAGAAGTCAATGAAGTGCAATTCATTTTGCAAGCTCTTGGTCAATTACCATCATCTAGTGGTGTGTGGCCATTGCTAGTCAAAATTAAAGAGCAAGCCGAAACTCAACTTCCTAAAGACGCGGAGTAATCATGGATGAAGTGACCCACAAGCAAATCTACGACAGGCTCGTTGAAGTCGAAAGTAAGGTAGATAGCATAGACAAGAATACTAAAGGGCTTGTAGAGGCGTTTGATGCGCTTCAAGGGGCTTTTAAAGTGCTTGGGTGGGTTGCTTCAGCCGCTAAACCTATTTTGTGGATTGGCGGGTTAGTGATGGCGGCTGGTGCTGTTTGGCAGACTTGGATTAAAAAGTAATGGCCAATGTAAAGCAACAACTGGATATGCCTTCAGTTCCTAATTTGGGAACTTCTGGTGTTGCTTACTCTCAAGAAGTCCAAAACCAAAATAATGGATCTTTAAGGACTTTTTTTATTAAATTAGTTAATGCCGTACAAGCTTTAACCTCCAATAGTGGTGGAAAGTACATCAACTTTCCTTATGGCGCTTTTCAAGACTCAACAGACCAAACTGCCGCCAATACAACAACCGCTTATGCCATTACTTTTAATACAACTGACTATACAAATGGAGTTACGTTATCAAATAGTTCAAGGCTAAATGTTACAAATTCTGGCTTGTATAACGTCCAGTTTTCTATCCAGTTTACAAATACGACAAATGCTTCGCAAGATGTGGATGTTTGGTTTCGGATCAATGGTACAAATGCGGCTAATTCAAACAGCAGATTTGGCTTTGCACCAAGAAAAGGTGTTGGTGATCCATTTCATACCATTGCCGCAATGAATTATTTCATAAACTTAAATGCAAATGACTATATTGAGATAATGTGGCGACCAACTGATGTCGGTGTCAATATTGAGCAATACCCTGCTGGAACATCCCCCACACGGCCAGCAGTACCCTCTGTAATCGCTACAATTACATTTGTGTCTAATCTGACAAACTAAAATATGGCCTACATTCCACTACAAATTCCTCCAGGCGTCTTTAAAAATGGTACTGAGTATCAATCTAAAGGACGCTGGAATGGATCAAATCTTGTTCGGTGGTTTGAGGGAACAATTCGTCCTGTAGGTGGATGGAGAAAAAGAACTGCAACGCAATTGTCTGGTAAAGCCAGAGGATTGATGAACTGGCGTGATAACTCTAACAATCGAAGAATTGCCATTGGGACTCACACTAACTTATATTCTCTTAGTGAGAGTAATACTTTAACCGACATTACACCAGCTAGTTTTACGACTGGTGATGCTAATGCTGTATTGAAGATTGGTTATGGTTATGGCGCTTATGGTGAGTCTGCTTATGGCGTTGCTAGACCAGATTTGGGTTCTGTCACCCCAGCCACTACATGGTCAATGGATACATGGGGTGAGTATTTAGTTGCTTGCTCATCAAAAGATGGTAAGTTACTTGAATGGCAGTTAAATGTTGCTAATGATGCCGTGGCAATTACTAACGCACCTACAAGCTGTACTGGTTTAATTGTTACCCAAGAGAGATTTTTATTTGCTTTGGGTGCAAGTGGTAATCCCCGTAAGGTTCAGTGGTCGGATCAAGAAAACAATACTGTGTGGACTCCAGCAGTAACTAACCAAGCTGGTGATTTTGAACTGACAACAACTGGATCTATCCAATGTGCCAAGAGAATTCGTGGAACAACCATTCTGTTTACAGATGTTGATGTTCATACCGCAACTTATATTGGCCCCCCATATATCTATAGTTTTGACAGAGTAGGAACTGGATGTGGAGTTATCTCCAAACAGGCTGTTGCCGCTACTGACAATGCTTGTATATGGATGTCTGGATCAGGGTTTTGGACGTTTGATGGGTTTGTTAAGCCGCTTACATCTGATGTTTCTGACTATATCTTTACAAATTTAAATACAACACAGTCTTCAAAAGTTTATTGCGTACATAACTCAGCATTTGGAGAGGTTTGGTGGTATTACCCAAGCCAAGCTTCAAATGAGAATGATTCTTATGTAACTTATAACTACAGAGAAAACCATTGGTCGATTGGTACTTTAGATCGTACTTGCGGTACTGATAGAGGTATCTTTAGCAATCCAATATTGGTTTCGTCTGATAGTTATGTTTACGAACATGAAGTTGGATACAACTACGATTCTCAGACTATTTTTGCTGAGTCAGGACCAATTGAGTTAGGTGCTGGTGATAGGGTTATGACTTTGACAAGACTAATTCCTGATGAAAATACTGCTGGCGATGTACGAGCAAGATTCAGCACTAAGTTTTATCCTAATTCAACAGAATATAACTATGGTCCATACACTTTGTCTTCACCAACTTCAGTACGCATTACTGGAAGACAGGTAGCTGTAAAGATTGAGGGCGTCATGCCAACAGATTGGCGCGTTGGTATTATTAGGTTTGATGGCAAGCCTGGTAGCCCAAGATGATTGACTACGAAAAGTACAAAAATAATGGAGAACTTCCATTATGGGCTGTATATTTTCAAAAAGTAGAAAAATTATTAGAACGTGCTTTAGAATACGATAATACGCATAATATGCAAGATGTGGCTGACTGTATTGACAGATGCACCATGCAATTATGGACTGGTGATAACAGCGCAGTAGTCACCCAAGTGCAAGAATTTCCAAGGATGAAAGTTCTGCATATCTATTTGGCCAGTGGTGATTTAAAAGAGTTAGAAACTCTCACCCCCCGTATTCAGAAGTTCGCTGAAGACACGGGATGCCAAAAGATCACTCTAACAGGGCGTAGAGGATGGTCGAGAACTTTTGTTTCTAAATTTAACATGAAGCCAACACATTATTGGCTATCAACGGAGGTGTAATATGTCTGGTGGTTCAAGTCAACAAGTAGCGCAACTAGATCCTGCGCTTCGTGATGCTTATTTGCAAAACGTAAATCAATCACAACTTACTGCAAGCCAGTTAGGTCCTCGCCAATTTGCTGATTACAACATGGATCAGGCTAGAGCGGCGAATTTAACCCGTGATTTTGCAAATCCTGATAATGCAATTTTTCAGGGTATTGGCGCTTCATTTGATGTTGCTAATAGAGCGGCAAACTATCAACCTCAGAATGTAGAAGCAACTGCATTTCGTGGTGCTAGAGTGGCTCCTACTGCTATGGCGGCTCAAACTGGATATAACCCTGCTACTGGTCAAGCGGCTTCTGCTGGTCCTGCGGCCTCTGCTGGCGCTCAAGGATATAACGCCGCTACATTTGGTGGTGCTCAAGCGGCTCCTGCCACACAAGCTCAGGCCACTGGCTATCAATCACTTGGATTTACTGGACAACAAGCTGGACCATCTGCTGTTGCTCAAGGCCAAGGTTATGCATCATTAGGTTTTGGTGGCGCCCAAACTGGTCCTGCCGCCCAAGCAAATGCGGCTCAACTTGCCCGTGATGCTGTTCGTGATGTTAATGCGGCTGGTGTTTCTGGCCAACAAGTAGCATCTACTGCTTTAGGACAGATTGCTCCACAAGCACGACAGAATATTCGTGATATTCAAGCTGGTTCATTCTTGAATCAAAATGTCCAACAATATATGAATCCATATACCCAAGCAGTTACTGAGCAAAGTTTGAATGATTTAAATCGTTCACGACAAATCCAGCAACAACAAAATGCGGCCTCTGCTACAGCGGCAAAGGCTTTTGGTGGTTCAAGACAAGGTGTTGCTGAAGCTGAGACTAATCGTGCATTTGATGAGAATGCGGCTCGTTTGGTTGCCCAACAAAATGCGGCGGCATTCCAAGCGGCTCAACAAGCATCTGAAGCTGACTTGGCGAGGTCTATGCAAGCTCAACAACTTAATCAAGCACAAGATGCCGCTACTACTCAGCAAGCATTGGCATTGTCTGGTCAGTTTGGTTTGGCTAATCAAGATGCAAGCTTACGTGCGGCACTTGCAAATCAAGGTGTTGATGTAACTGCTGGACAGGCTAATCTGCAAGCTCAACAGCAAGCTAATCTTGCTAACCAACAAGCTCTCAATCAGATGGCTCAGTTTAATGTTGGCAATGTTCAACAAGCTGGTCTATCTTCTCAGGCGGCGGCTAATCAGGCGGCACAGTTTGGAGCGCAAGCTGGTAATGTTGCTAATTTGGCAAACCAATCTGCTCAAAATCAGATGGCTCAGTTTAACGCCCAACAGCTTCAGCAAGCGGGTCTTTCTACGCAAGCGGCGGCTAACCAAGCGGCTCAATTTGGTGCTGGCGCTCAAAATACTATTGCCGCTCAAAATGCGGCGGCTCAGAATCAATTGGCACAGTTTAACGCTGGAAATCTTCAGCAAGCTGGGTTAGCTAATGTTGGTGCTATCAACCAAGCTGGTCAATTTGGCGCTCAGGCTGGTAATGTTGCGGCATTACAGAATGCGGCGGCAGGAAACCAGATGGCTCAATTCAACGCTGGCAATCAACAAGCCATTAACTTGGCAAACATGGGTGCATTGAATCAAGCTGGTCAGTTTGGTGCTTCTGCATTTAACCAGGCAGGATTGTCAAACCAAGCGGCCATCAATGCGGCCAATGCTCAACAAGCGGGCTTATATCAACAAGCTGGTTTGGCTAATCAACAAAACTTCTTGCAAGCTAATTTAGCTAACCAACAGGCTGGCTTGGCTGGTAATCAGCAGAACTTGGCGGCGGCTGGTCAGATGGCTAATATTGCTCAGAATGCTCAACAGATGGGCTTTGCTGGCGCCCAACAACTTTCTGGTTTGGGTCAGATGCAACAGCAATATACTCAACAACAGTTGGATGCAATTCGAAATCTGCCTTTGGAACAACAACAAATTATCAACCAAGCTTTGGGACTCAATGTTGGTGGTGGATCTGGTCAAACATCTACATCTACATCGCGTCAAGGATTGCTTGGCGTATTGGGTCTTTAAGGAGTTTATATGCCTATTAATTTTGGTTTACTTTCTGATGCCGCGCTTACTGGTTTAAGCAGTGAAGAAAAAGATAGTCTTCAAAAGCAAGCTACTACTCAATTCTTACTTGGTTCTTTGTTAAGTAATGATGCATCTATGGGTTTGAAGTCTGCTTTGTCTGTACCAGATCAATATCTGAGTGGCCAAAAAGCAATTGCTGATATGCAAGAAAAAACTCGCCAACGTGGTGAGATTGCTAACTTCTTAGAGCAATATGCTCCGACTCCTTCACAAGCTGGGCAACGTGCATTAGCGGCTGGAGGCCGTGGCCCAACTGTTGCCGCTGGTCAAAACCAAATAGACATTTTAAATGCTCCTATTGATTTCAATAGGGCTTTGTCAGATTCATTGCGTATGGCTGGTAATCCTGCACAACCTCAGATTCGTGAAACTTTAAAATCAATGCAACCTACATTTGTTGATGGTTTGCGTGTTGATAATCAAGGAAGAATTATTGGTTCTTTGCCGCAACAAAAAGACCAAATTCAAACTCAATTTAACAGCGCAACTGGTCGGTTTGAAGCTATGCCAGTGGTTGGAGGAATGCAAGCAAAAGTTGCCACTACATTGCCTGAAGTAAGGCCAAATCAACAACTTAATTTTGACCCGTTAACTTCAACATTCTCAACCAACGTATTACCTGGTGGCGCTCAAGCAGAGCAAATACTAAATTACAATCAAAAATTAGGTCAAGGTAGAGCAAATTTAGAAACAACACCTACAAATGTTGTTGTTCCAGAAACTGGTAGGACAAAGCGTGTTACGGAAGCTCAAGCTTTGGGTCAACCAACAGCATTATCTCCTTCTGAAGTTATTGCTTATGAAAGTTATAAGCCAATTAGAGATGCGGCTTTTAAAGGATTCCAAGCGGCATCAAGCTCTGACGCAAGTTTGCAAAACCTACAAAACATTGTTAATCGTGGTGCGTTTGAGCCAGGTAAGTTTGCAGGATTCCAATCTCAAGCGGCGGCTATTGCAACTGGTTTAGGAATTGGTGGCGACAGAGCAAAAGCAGTTGCTGTTGACTCTCCTTTGTTCTTGCAATCTATTGCTGATGTAGCTTCTGCCAACATTCAAGATTTAGTTGGTGCAACTTCTGATAAAGATATTGCATTTAGTGCATCTCGTGGACCACAGATTACAAATCCTAAAGAGTCAGTTCAATATTACTTAGATCTTACTAAAGTAGCAAATCAGCGCAAGAAAGATTACTACAACTATGTAAGCAAGAATCCTGTGCCTGATGTAGTTGAAAAATGGTCACAGACTCCACAAGGTAGCGCTTCAATTTTTGAAGATCCTAAATTGCGTAAATATTTGCCTAAATTCCCAGTTAAATCAGGACCTGATAAAGGGAAGACCGCCTATCAATTGCCAAATGGCGAAACTGTGTTGTTTGACTAATGGCTTCTAAAGATCAAGTATACGAATTTGCTAGGCAAGAAGCCGAGAGGCAGGGTGTACCTTTTTCTTTAGTGCAAAAAATTGTAGAAACTGAATCGCAAGGTATTTTTAACGCATTAGGACCTAAAACCAGAACTGGTGATCGTGCCTATGGCCCTATGCAGTTAATGAGCGCTACTGCCAAAGATCTTGGTGTGAACAGAATGGATTGGAAAGATAACATTCGTGGTGGTGTCAAATATTTAGGTCAGTTATCACAACAGTTTCAAGATCCAACATTAGTGGCGGCGGCATATAACGCTGGTCCTGCTAATGTTCAAAAGTATGGTGGTGTTCCTCCATTTAAAGAAACGCAAAATTATGTTGAGAAAGTCGTAGGTAATAACATGGCTACATATCGCAAAATTGATCCATCTATGCTTGAGGATACAGCGCAACAACAGCCCACTAAGATTGATTTGACTGGCATGGCTACACCAGATCAGCAAGAAAATCCTAGATTTCGTGTCGTTGATCCATCACAACTTGGACAACAAATAGTTTACCAATCTCCCGCACCACAAGGCTCGGCATTTAATCGTTTAGGAAATCAAGCGGTTAATGAAGTTGGTCGAACAATAAGATATGGCATGGAAGGCTTAGGACAAATTGGTGATATTGTTGGCACTCCTTTAAATATGTTGGTTAACAGGGCTACTGGTAGTCAGCTTATGCCTCCTAGCCAAGCAATGTCAAACTTTGCAAATATGCTTGGTTTACCACAACCAGAAAATGAATTTCAAAAAAGTATTGGTAATGTAACTAGGGCTGTTGCTGGTATTCCAGCTATGGGTGGAACTGGCGGTTTATTGCAACAGTTTGGTGGACAAACAGCCCAAGCAGTTGGAAGAGGTTTGGCGGCACAGCCTGTTGCTCAGATGGCAAGTGCTACTGCTGGTACTGGTGCGGCTGAATACGCTAGAAATCAATTTGATGTTCAAAATCCATTGGCTTTGTTAGGAATTAACTTGGCGGCTGGATTGCCAGCGGGTGCTGTTGCGGCAAGGATGAGCAACATTCCTAGTGGCACAAATTATCAAAATCCACAAACTGGTCAACTAATTGAGTCTGCCCGTCAACGTGGTGTAAACATTGATGTTGGTGATATTAATGGACCAGGCTCTACATTGCTTAAAAAGACAAGACAGTTCGGAGATTCGACTCAAACTGCAAACGAAACAAAATCAGAGCAAGTCAGAAATCTTATTGAAAAAGTTACTGAGCAAATCAAACCAGCTTCAGTCACTAAAGAAGGTGGTGAGAAGTTAGTCATTGCTAACGATTTACGTCAGCAGTATAAAAATGCTAAAGATGCTGTTTCTCCTATTTTTGATCGTGCCGAAAAATTAGCTGGTAATACACAAATTCCATTAACAAACACTAACAATGCAACAGTTAATGTTTTGGATAAATTCCCTGCTACTTCTGAGACTCCAGTTATCAGTCAAGCTATTGAGCGTTTGAATACTTTGTTGCAATCTGGTGGCGGTACATACAAGCAATTGCGTGACATACAGAAAACTATTGGTTTTGAGTTAAACCGAGTTGAAAAAGGTGTTGCTAGTGGCGCTTATAACGAACAGCAAAAAAGTGCTTTGTCTCAGCTTTACAAAGGTATGGCTGATGACGTAGATGCATGGGCCGCTCCTAGAACACTGAATAATCGTCCTGTTTACACTCCTGCTGGCGCTGAACACGCTAGAGCTATGGAGCAATTTAAAAATACTGTTGTTCCATTTCGTCAAGACACAGATATTTACAAAATTGTATCTAGCAAGACACCAGCTAATGAAATTGACAAAGTAGCGCAAACATTTAGCTTAACTGGAAACCCAGCCACTGCTGAACTTGCTGTTAATTTAATGTCGCCAACTGGCAAACAAGCCGCTCAATACTCAATATTAAATGAGGCTCGTAGCAAGGCAATCAACACTGATGCCGCCGCATTGCTTTCTGCGCCAGCTTTTACTCGAACACTTAATCTAGGTAGATCTGAGCTTCCATCTGGCCAAAGAATGGTAATGGGACAGACTCCAGAGGTTATGGATGAAGTTAGTTTATTGAGAAATATTGTTGATGCAACAAGGGGTGCTGTAACTCCAAAAGTTACACCACAAACTGGCGCATTAGCTGTTCCATTTATGACTACGGGAATGGGTGCTGGTGCTGGTTCTATGGCCGCAACATCATTAGGTCTTGATCCAACTTTAGGAGCTATGACTGGTGTTATGGGTGTACCTCCTGCCGCTAGAACACTTGGTAATGTTCTTGGTAGTCAAACTGGTACTAGATATTTGCTTGGGCAACAACTTGAAGGAACGGGTGGTATGGGTGGCGCAATGGGTCAGGGCATCAATGAGGCAACAAATAACCCTGATAATTTCATACCTAAAAAGCCTTATCAAGGTCTTTTGGATCTTTTTAAATAGCATGAAAAGCAAATGGCTAATATTTTGTTTGAGTATTAGCGCATTACACTTGTGGCTAAAGAATAAGTATTTGGTAAAAAGATGTTTAATAGTATTGTTAATTTGTTTAGTTTTCTTTGTGAGTGCCAAAGCGCCTTGCACAGTTTCAGACTTCTACGGGATCAGTTGGCTGGGAAACCCTTCGGAGAGGCATCAAAGATTGTCGGAGTGGCTCACCACAAATGGTGATAACTGCTCTTCTGAACAACTTGTAGGAATATGGAATAACCTGGCTTTGTGGGCTGGAACGGCAGATAGTGCAGAAATAAGACAAAAAGTTCTTTACTACTATGCAAAGGCTGTTGAAAGGGAAAAGAAATGATAAGCCTGAACAAATGGTATCCAATGGTTCAACCAAACTATGACGCAAGGATGGTTGCGTTTGATAAGGCGATGGAAAAGAAACTAGAGCAATACAAAGAAGCCGTTAAATGTAAGAAACTAGCCATTAAGACGCAAGAATTAGAAGTTGAGCTTTACAACAAAAGAGCTAGTGAGAATACGATTTCGTTAGAGAATATCAACAATCACCGACGTTTTGCAATATTTGTATGAGGACAAGATGGAAAACACCAAAGACAAATTGACGTTTTATGTAACCTTTATGGTCAGCATTACGCTTTGCGTTTCGGTACTAGCTATGGTTATTTCGTTCATGCTTGGGTTGTGGGCTAAAGAAGTGGACAACGCTGAGATTTTTAAGATGATTAGCCCTGCCTTTTCTACCTTGATCGGCGGCATGATTGGCTTTTTATCAGGCATCAAACTCAACCAAACCGAGGATAAGAAATGATTGGACTAGACGCACTTCTAAACGTGGGCTCAAAACTTATAGACAAGCTGATTCCCGATCCTGAGGCAAAAGCCAAAGCCCAGATGGATCTGGCTAAGATGGCACAAGACGGCGAGCTGGCTAAAATGGCTAACGAAACAGAGTTATACAAAACTGAGCAAAACAACCTCACACAGCGTGTTCAGGCAGATATGGCATCTGACTCTTGGTTGTCCAAGAATATTCGCCCTATGACCCTTATATTCCTTTTAATCGCCTATTCTGGGTTTGCCATCGCCTCAATCTTTGAGTACGAAACCCGTGGCGCTTATGTTGAACTACTCGGTCAATGGGGTATGCTTGTAATGTCGTTCTACTTTGGTGGTAGAACACTTGAGAAAATAACCGACAGGGTGAAAAAGTGAAGTTAACTGAACATTTTTCCCTTGAGGAACTAACCCATACCGACCATCGTGAATATGATAATACGCCAAACGATAAAGAACTGGAAAATCTCAAGAGACTCGCAGAGTTCCTTGAAGAAGTCAAAACTGTACTCGGTGGAAAGCCAATCATGGTTAACTCAGCTTTCAGGTCTAAGCAAGTCAATGATGCTGTGGGTTCTAAAGATAGCAGTCAGCATCGCATTGGTTGTGCTGTGGACATCCGAGTACCTCAACTAACACCTAATGATGTGGTCAAGGCTGTAATCGCATCAGGCTTACCATTTGACCAAGTTATTCGTGAGTTTGACCGCTGGACACATTTAAGTATTCCAAACACTCCTGATGCAAAACCACGAAAGCAAGCATTAATCATAGATAAATCAGGCGCTAGACCATTTGTTTAATAAAGCTGACATAAACAAAGTCTAATGTCTCGCCTATGTCAAACATCCCTTCAACAGAAGACGCACAATACTTTGCACAGCGTGTAAAAAAGTGGCAAGAAGTATTGAATCTGGGGGATTGGAGAATTGAGAGGGGATTAAAGCCCGCAAAGCAAGCAATGGCCTCTGTAGAGTTTAATGAAGGTGCAAGGCTTGCTATTTACCGATTAGGTGATTTTGGCGCTGAAAAAATAACTCACGAATCCCTTGATTGCACAGCATTACATGAACTACTTCATATTTTGTTGCACGATCTTTTGACTGCGGCTCAAGACCCTAAGTTATCTCAGGATGACATAGATAAGCAAGAGCATAGAGTGATTAACTTACTTGAACGACTCTTAAAGGATTCTAATGGGCTCGCATAATGAAACTTGTACTGACGATCAGTTTATTGCTTTATGGGAACAACATCAGTCTGCTACAAAAGTAGCTAGAGCATTGGGTATTGCTACTCGCAATGCTTATAACAGAAGACGCAACATAGAACTTGAATACAACATCAAGCTGTTTAGTGCTGACCCTAGAGGGTATATGCACGATACTAGGCAAGCATCCTACTCTCCGCTAAAGCAGATAGACCTTGGCATACTCGATGGTACTGTCATTGTGTTTTCAGATGCACACTTTATTCCAGCAGAGCGTACTACGGCATTTAAAGGGCTTCTATGGGCTATTGAAGCTCTTAAACCAGTGGCAGTGATAGCCAATGGGGATAGCTTTGATGGAGCGTCTATAAGCCGACATGACCCAACTGACCAACCACCTACAACTGTTTTACAAGAACTAAAGGCTACTCAGGGTGCATTGGGTGAGATTGAGGAAAGAGCTAAGGCAGAGAGACACAATGTCCGACTAATTCACACCTGGGGTAATCACGATGCACGATTTGCCAACAGATTGGCTCAACACGCACCACAATATAAAGATGTTCTAGGCTTTAAGATTACTGACCATATCCCAGATTGGGAGTTCTGCTGGGGTTGCTGGCCAACATCTAAGGTGATTGTCAAACACAGATATAAGGGTGGAATTCACGCCACCCATAACAACGCGCTTTCGAGCGGTGTTAGCATGGTAACAGGGCATCTGCATTCTTTGAAAGTCACACCATACAATGATTACAATGGCGTCAGATATGGCGTAGACACGGGTACATTAGCAGAGCCAGATGGTCCTCAGTTTACTTACGCTGAATTAAATCCATCTAACCACAGATCAGGCTTTGCTGTGCTGACGTTTTTCAATGGTGAATTGCTGTGGCCTGAGTTAGTCCATTCGTTTGATGAAGGACACATCCAGTTTCGTGGTGAAGTAATTGATGTGAGCGAATTTTAGCCCTTATCAGATCAATTAACACTTAAATGACATGAGTTCTTGGTTAATTATCCTTACGGGGGCAATTTATGCCTATATCTCTGCTGAACAACTATACAGGGGAAACCCATCTATGGCTGTAGTTTATGCAGGATACGCGTTTAGCAATGTGGGGCTTTACCTGTTAGCCAAGTAAGCCCCATCTATTTACTCTGCGACTTCTTCTTCTTCAGTATCTTCTTCTTCAAGAACAAGCTCGTCAACAGCTTCATAGTCAACATCCCATCCATTCTCTTCTTGGAATTCAATAAATTCCTGAACGATCTGTAACTTTTCAAAGTCATGTGAATGAATAGTAATTTTTTCTTCGCCAATCCAACCGATGTTAATTTCCAATGTATACATAATTTTCTCCATACGCAACCGATTGTTGCAATCAAATGCTAGAGTAAATTTATGTCAGAAACAAGACTATTCTTTTTTAAAAACACCATTAGGAAGTAAAGTTCCTTTTCGGTTCTTAATCTGGTCATATGCAATTTCCATGCACTCTACCAAATCAATGTCTTGTATTGCACAGTAGTTAACTAGACATACCATTACGTCACCAACAGCATCAACAATTGCATCTTTGTCGTGTTTTATAGTGGCATCTGCTAGTTCTCCCATCTCAGATACTGCTTTGAGTAGCTGAGACTCTGGGTTGCTATGTTGGATAATTCTTCGAGCTTCTGCCCATTGAATTATTTTTACTTCTATTGCGGCGTAGGACATTGCCATTCCCTTTCATTTCTTCCTGAGTTTGATTTAACTGTGTTACCAGTTAGTTCGATTAGACCTAACGCTTTCATCTCACTGAGCCTCCTAGCGACTTGATTTCCATCTAGGTTAGTCAGACTAGCTATACCATCTTTACCGAGCGCACCATGAGTTCTAAGGCACTCCAGTATGGTGTTGTAGTGATCTTTTGCTACTTGTTTAATTGACTCTGCCGCTTCAAACGAAGTAACTGGATCAGACGCCCTAACTCTTGGAAAATCAGGCATAACAAAAATTCTTTTAAATGCTTCTTTGTAGTTCATCATTAACTCCTATTGAGTGGCTACTAACTATTTAAGTGTTCGCCACGTAAACATTAAAATGGAATATCCGAATCTGGAAAATCATCAAAACCAGCACTTTTAGATTTTGGCTTTTCCTGCATAGCATCTTTTGGTGAAAGTGCAAGCCCCATGAACTTTCCACCTTTACCATCTTTGATCCAGGCTGATAGCCAGTAGTCAACACCATTTACTGTAATGTTGCCTTTGTAATCAGGGTGCTTTTCTGATTCTTTTTTGTCGTTCTTAAATAGAACACCTGAGTTGTCACGCTTTTCCATTAGATTTCCTTTGCTTTCTTTAACGCACTTCTTACTTTACTTGGCAGTAGGGTCCAGAGAGCTACTTTTTGTTCGCTGTCCAAAGCCTCTCCCTCCAACTTAACCCAAGCCGCCTTGGTGTTACCCTCTTCACAAGTAGCAATTAAATCAATTGCCAGCTCTTCCAAGTATCGTAATTCCTCAATTGGAATGTTATCTTGAGCGCCCTGAGTTGGCGTAATGATGATCTTCTCTTCTTTGAGTGGAGCGGAAGAATCTAGTGCGTCATGCTCACAAATTTCAAGAGCCGATACATATAAATATCTCCGAGTGTAAGTTTCTACGGCGCCAAGATTTTGTATGGGGTGGCAACCTTTAAGGTTTGCGTCTGCCATAGGGCTTGTCAAAACAAGTTGAGAGCCGTCTTCTGTATCGGTTATGCACATAGTGGCCAGCTCTTTATCAAAAGAGATTACGCTACATAAGCCTAATTTGTGGAAGATCTGATTTATTGTTGGCAGAAAGTCGCCAAGTTCAAAGTATTGATATCCAGCAAATTTATTGTGGCCAGATTTTTTTAGTGGAGCCGCTTGCAAGAGTATTCTTGCTTCCATTAACTTTTTGTGTACGCCCATGATTAATCCTTAAAATTATCGTCTAACTCTTCGCCAATGATTTCTTTTTGATCTTCAATGTCTAAATCTCTGAAGTCAATAAAGTGGTTTTCTTGACAGCAATGCCATTTGTCGCCTTTTGGTTCTAAGCAATAACAGCAATATTGAATGTCTGCAAATTGCTCTCTGTACTGCTCAAACAATGATTTCATATTCACTCCTTTATATTAAAAATGTGTGGTTTTTCTGTCCACATCGATAATGTGCCACAGTTTTTACAACTATTTAATAGGGGTTTTCCCTAATATACAGAAGTTTTTTATCATGCTAGTCTTATCACATGAACATCGAACAAATTGAACAAACTTGCGCTGAAACATTGCTTGCTTATGCGACAACAATGGCTGAAGCTTACACAAACGATCCAGATGATTTGAATGCCTCTGTGATAGCATTACTTGTGAGGACTCTAGAGAATCACACAAATAAACCTATCAACATTGAAAACATCTATAAATGACTCAAGCACAAGTAATACAAGTATTGCAAAACGGACCATTGACATCGAGACAAGTAGCGGAAATTACAGGGATGACCAAAGAGACAGTTCTGTCAACAGCAAAGAAGCTACGCTACCAAGGTAAATTGACCACAGATAAAGTCAAAGAAGGCAATAAATGGTTAGCCAAATACACCTTAGCAGACTAC